GGCAACATGCTCATCACCATCGCCAGCGACGACCGCCGCTACCGCATCGAGCTTGCCGAGGGAGAAGTCTGCATCCATGACGACCTCGGCCAAAAGGTGCATTTGACGCGGGACGGCATTGTCATCAAAACCGACCAGAAAGTGACCATCGACGCCCCGCTCCTGGACGTGTCCGGAGATATCACAAGTGGCGGTAATATCAGCGATTCAACCAGAAGTATGGCTGCCGATCGGCAGATCTACGACGGCCACAACCATATCGCGGCGGGGAGCATCACCAGCCCGCCGCAGCAACCGGAGTAAACGCCGCAAATGGAGAGAGATAATGTCCAGAGTATTCATAGATGGGTTTGAGAGCGGCGGGATCGGACTGTGGGAATCGTTAAATGCGGGCTCTTACGCGGTGAATGCAGTCATGGGCGGGAAGGATGGAAATTATGCGCTAGTGCTGAACGGCAGAGCCCTAAGGATAGCCCTTTCAGCTAATGGAGAGTATTATGTGGCTGCAAAAATAAGTGCCGCCATTGATACCAATCAAACCTTTCTTGCATTTTATAATGGTGCGACGGCATTAGGATCTTTGCGATATAATGCTGCTGTGGCTGCTTACCAAGTCGCCCTTGGTAATCCTGGCTCTGGTTCATCTGGGACTGTGCTGGCGACAGGAACTACCTACATCCCTGGGTCAACTACATTCAACCTCGAATGGTGGTATAAACCTGCCACAGATGGAACGGGGAGGACGATCGTAAAGGTCAACGGGGTGGTTCAATTCGATTTTACTGGGGTGACTGCTGCGTCCCCAGGCAATATCAATTATCTTCATCTCGAAGGTATTACAGGTGTCAGCTATGTCGATAATGTCGTGATCGATAATTCGGAATGGCCTGGGACAACCAACATTCAGGCACTGAAGCCTAATGCTGCAGGGACAAACAGCCAGTTCATCCCCAGCGTCGATGGAGTTGCTAACTATACGATGGTCGATGAGGTTCCGGCGGTGGATACTGATTATGTCCGCACCAACGATGAAAATACCCTTGATCTATACGGGCTGACCGATTTTGTCCCGCCGCAGTCCGCGGTACCCTGGAAAATAAAGTGCATTCAATCGCAGGCAAGGGGGGAGTACGAGGGTGTCGCCAACGTTACTGGGCTTAATCTGGCAGTCAAGACAAATGGTGTTACCAGTGAGAGTGCCACTCAACCACTTACTACTGTTTTCTCCGATGTAGCGGCAATCTGGTCATTGAATCCCGCTACAGGATTATCGTGGACCATTGCAGAGCTCGACGCACTTGAGGCAGGTTTCAAGGCGAAGTTGTAAGCCATGGCCATTAGCAATGAACTTGCAGTCAGCCAAGCACTTGTCCAAGCTGAGCACGCTGATGATGCCTTACATGTAGCGCAAGCACTTGTCCAAGCTGAGCACGCTGATGATGCCTTACATGTAGCGCAAGCAGTGGTTCAGGTCGAATTCGGCACCCTAAAAGTCCTTGTTTCTCAGGTTGTAGTCCAAGTCGAATTCGGCGCACCGGACCAGGAACCCATGTACATCATTACGCTACAACCCGACGGCAGCATCAACCTCGATTTCGGGCCGGGCGACGACCTGTTCAACAGCGTGGTGCTCTCCCTGGAGATCCGGAAAGGATCATGGTGGCTCGATCCCGAGTTCGGTCTGGCGGTCCGCCCCCGCATGAAAAACAGCGCCAAAACGGCGCGCCTGTTCGAGGCAGATCTCCGCGCCGCATTGCAGTGGCTCATAACCGCGAAGCGCGCCACGGCCGTAGTTATCGCCACAGAACGGGAGCTGCCCAGCCGGCTCAAGGCCTTCATCGAGGTTACCGGAGCCGATGGCCGGACCGTACCCTACACCAAGTTCATCGAGGTGGTTTAAATGGCCTTTAAAAAGAGTTTCAACAACATCCTGACCGATCTTTTGACCAGCTATCAGAACCAGATGCCGGACATCGACATCAGCAAGGGGAGCCCGGTCTACATCAAGAGCGCAGCGCTCGCCTCGGCGCTCTGGGGGCTGTACAACGAAGGGGAGTATGTCGACCTGCAGCGCTTCGCCGACTCGTGCGATCGGGAGACGCTGGAGCATTACATCGCCATTCGCGGCATGTCGTTTATCCCAGCTGAAACCGATGCCGCACTTCGTGCCCGCGTGCTCGACGACATCCGCCATCCCCCCGCAGGCGGTAATAAATACGATTACATCCGCTGGGCAAAGGAGGCATCGCCCCTGGTAAAAAACGCCTGGTGCGTCCCGAGCGGCCAGGGGGCAGGCACCATCGATGTGATCGTTCTCGCCGATGCCGCCGCTACCGGTTCGGAGATCCCGACATCCGATCTTTTAGCCGCGGTGCGGGCCTACATCGTCGACATCTGCCCGGCCGACGTCAGGTTCCTCCGGGTCCTCGCGGCCGAGCTGATCGTTCAGGCCGTAACCATAGCCCGCATCGGCTCCGACTATGTCGCCGCCTCAGCCATCGCCGACATTACCGCCTATCTGGCGGGCATGGAGCCGGGCATCAGCCTCTATCGCGATCAGCTCAAACTGCTGGCCCTGGGTGGTGGTCCCGGCAGCGCCCCGGTCACGACTCCGGCGGCCGATGTGATCCCGACCGCATACCAGATGCTCCGGCCCGGAGTGATAGATGTCCACTAGCGAGCTTCTTGCATTGCTGATCCCGATCGCGTTCGGCGGGATTCAGCCCCAGGACCTGGAGCAGGAAGGCGCGGCGCTCGACGGATTCCTGGCCGATCTGGAGGCGCTTCGCCAGACGCTCATGACCGATAGCGACGAACTGATTCCGTCGAGCGACCGGATCAGGCTCGTGCCGGTTAGCGGCGACATCAAGAAACCCTATTTCGTCGCACTGGCCGCAGCCCGCGGTTACACCATCCGCATCGACGACTATATCCTCGACGACCCGTGGTGCTACTTCACCGCCGGCATCTCCCTGGCCGGAGATTACCTGGCGCAGGAAAACACCATTCGGCCCTGGATATGGGAGGTGGTCGTCATGGCCGTTCCGGTCGCGATTCCGGCTCCTGACCTGGAAACGCTGCTGAACGATCTGAAACCGGCGCACGTACTACTCAACTTCACCTATCTCTAGCCCTCCCCTGACAAGGGGAGCGGGGAGGGGTTAGCAGGAGGATTTAATGGCTAAAACAGTCTTCGCAGACGGCGATATCGTTACTAAAACAGGCGGCACCCGCGTTCTGGCCGCATGGCTCAACAAGGTTTTCAGCCACCGCCACGACGGCGCAGATGCCGACGGCAGCGCCCCGCTCGACTATGCCGAGGATACGGGAGCCGTCAACGCCCTGGTCGCAGCGCTTGCCCCGGCGCTGGCTGCCCTCGTCGTCGGCATGCCGTTCGGCATCCGGGTCGGCAATACCAACACCGGCGCAACTACCCTCAATCTCAACGGACTCGGTGCACTCCCGGTCCACAAACTGGGAGGCGCCGCGCTGGCAGCCGGCGATATCCAGGCCACCCAGATCGTACGGTTCGCGTACGACGGTGCGGCTTTCCAGATCCTCTCATACAACTCCCCTCCGAGTAACGATACGCAAACCGTCCAGGGGCAGTCCGCGGCCATGCTTGCCCCTCCCGGCGCCCTGGTTCCGTTCGGCATGGCGAGCGTACCCACAGGCTGGCTTCTTTGCGACGGCCGGGCCGTTCTGCGCGCTACCTATGCAGCCCTCTATGCCGCCATCGGCACCACCTGGGGCGCGGGTGACAATGTCTCGACGTTCAACCTTCCTGATCTCCGCGGCGAATTCCTCCGGGGCTCGGATAACGGCCGCGGTGTAGATGCCGGGAGGGCTATTGCGAGTTTTCAGGCCGATGGGCTGAAGCAGCACCAACACTATGTGGCTAACTACGACTTCAATGCAAGCCCAGCCGGCACTGAACTCACTAATAATAACACACTCATGGTTTCCGGGAACACCCACGCCGAACAGGGCTATACACTGAACGGCTCCAACACGGTAGCGACACGGGGGCTTTCCAGCGAGACCGGAGGGCCCGAGACCCGGCCGCGCAACATCGCCGTGCTCTACTGCATCAAATATTAAAGGAGGTCCGGCATGGCGGCAAGATCTACCTGTCCGCCAATGGTGTGCTCACCCATGCGGTAAGCGGCAACCCGATCGGCACAGCGATCAGCGCAACTGAGATATTAATTGGGGGCTGTGTAGGGGAAAGAGATAATAAAGAGGAAGCGGCCGAACCATGTTAGAGCATGGCCCGACCGCCAACACACAGTATCAAACACTGTGAGCCGGCCGAGGCTTCCCGCTCCGATCAGAGCCGGGAGAGCCTACCACAACCAACCTGAAAAATAAAGGGGCTCACACAATGAAACATTATCCGATAGTAGCATGGCCAGGCGGCAAACGCCGATTAGCAAAGGTTTTACTGCCCATGATTAAAAGCAGGCAACATGAATGTTATGTCGAAGAATTTGCCGGTGGCGCCAGTATGTTTTTCATGCGCGACCCGGCAGGCGTTGAAGTTTTAAACGATGTTAATACCGAAGTAATAAACCTTTATCGGGTGGTTAAAAATCACCTGGAAGAATTTATCCGGCAGTTCAAGTTTGCATTGAGCAGCCGCCAACTGTTTGAATGGGCAAAGGAGACACCAACCGAAGTTCTCACTGATATCCAGCGTGCTGCGAGATTTCTGTATTTACAGAAATTATCTTTCGGCGGCAAGGTATCATCACAAACCTTCGGCATCTCCCCAAGTTCACCGCCCAGATTTAACATCCTCCGCCTCGAGGAGGATCTAAGCCAGGCACACCTGAGACTGGCCAGGGTTTGGATTGAGCACCTGGACTGGGATGTCTGTCTGAAAAAATATGACAGGGACTACACCCTCCATTTCATGGACCCGCCGTATTGGGAAACCGAAGGCTACGGCGTTCCGTTTTCACTGGAGGAATATGCCAAGATAGCCGAAGCCATGCGAACCATGAAAGGCTCGACTATTCTCACCATTAACGACCACCCGGAGATGAGGCTGATATTCAAGGGCTTCAAGTTCGACACCGTCAAGATCGACTACACCATCGGAGGTGGAGGCAAGGGCAAAGGGCGGCAAGAATTGATCTACCGGAACTGGTAATAACGAGGATTGATTTTAAAGGTTGGTATCTATGGCATAAACTAGCATGGGCAAGGTCAAAAAGTGCCACTACAGGGCAATTTCGGAGGCCGTAAAGAAAAGCCCTCCAGGAAGGGCCGTGAAAAGTCAATTAATCATGAATATCAATTTCAACGCTACAAGCCAACCTCGCCACAGTAGCTGTTCCATGAAATGATAAAGTGCTGAAAATGGGTTATAAAGGCAGGCTCATAAGGCATAGTTGGGGTAGGGCAAGAGTAGAAAATGCCGCCATAGCTAAATCTAGCAAGCTCACAGCCGAATCGCCGACAGATTCACCTGTAAAAAGACTGTTAATAATGACATCCATTATCAAGTTTAAAAGGGGATTTCAAAGCATGTTTAAGAGGGGTTAAACGCCCCTCTTTTTTGAAGCACTTCTACTGCCAAAGCAAACGCGAATCACTGCCAAATTGAGCGCGCGGCAACAGAAGATATGCATCGTAGATACGGGATAGGCACCCAGTTGTCGAGCTTTGCGTGAAACTGCTTTTTTCAGGTGTTTCTCAACAACATCGAACAGCCGGGCGCCGAATATCACCTCATGGATAATCACGTATCGTACTTGACATAATATATCTTATCGGACGTTGACTTTGAGAATGGAACATCTTCTCAAACTCAATCTTTCTTATCGGACGCTAAAGATTGTTGTAAGGTTTCTCCCTCCGATCGTTGCTCTTTTGGCCATGTATGTGAATCAGATGTGACTTACTGCCCCCGGGCTAATCGTAAAAAATTAGATGCAATTGTAGCCTCTGAAGGTTTCTTTAAAAAAGGAACTCTCCAGGGGCTTTTTT